GTCTTCTTGTAGGTGATTCTGTGTTTTCTCTTCTGACAAGTGCAGAGAAGTCAACATAATCTAATCTTTGGCCTGGATCAAATGTGTAGTTATCTCTGATATCTCTATCGCCTGGAATGAATGATTGAACAATACCTCCAACTCTAGTTTCTTCAAATACAATCTCTTCACCAATCTCAAAAGAGTTTTCGTTTTGAGTTACAAAACTTACTTCGTTAGATCCGTTAGTTGAAACTAATACAGCAGATGCACCAGATGTCTTACCAACAATATTCTCACCTACTACAGTATTAAGAATATTGGAGTTTAGATTGGTAAGTTGTAGAATCGGGAACTGAGGATCGCTTGTGGATGAAGATTCTAATACAGCAAGAACTTCTCCAACATCACATACTCCGAGAGAGATTCTTTCATCTTGAACTCTGTTACCAAATGTGGTGTCATATGTGAGACCATCATTTAACTTCATTAATCCAGTGCCTGACTGAGTTTTTGAAGATTTATTGAGTGTATAAGTTGTAGCTCTCTTGAATACTTTAGATTTTGGTTTTACATTTACTTTCTTCCAAGTTACTGTCAATACAGCAGCACCAGAAGCAGTATCTAATCCAGCTAGAGTTACAGTTCTACCAGTAGCTGTAAGTTTTTGACTGGTTAGATTTTCTGTTTTACCAGTTGTCTTGAATGTAAGGTTATAATCTTCTTCATCAAATGGTTCTAGTGTAAGGTCAGCATCAGTTTCTAATGTTCCACTGAAGGCATTACTTGCAACTGTAATATTATATGATTTCTTAAATAAAATGTCAGCACCATTTGTATCTACACTAGCTACATTTGGTTTTGTAAGTTCACTGAATAAAAATGCTTGAGAGTTATTTCTAACTTCCAATGTAACCTTGAATAGATCGTTTGCAGATAACTCGGCAACAGGTAATGCACCAGAACATACGTTCTCAACGTCTGTAGTAGCCTCAAGACTGATTGCAAGAGCATTTACATTTGTAACTCTGTTGTAAGTTGGAACTGAATTACCAGCAATACTGTACTGAATAATGTCACCTGTCTTGATACCAGAGTTGACAAAACTAGCACTAGGGGATGATATTGTAGATGCAGCACCAGAAGCAGCACTAACAGTAAACTGTGTTGCAACAGGAGCGATAAGATGACCCAAATCCAAAATAGGATCAGCAGTAAACGGATAGTTAGTCATGTCGTTACTGACTATCTGTTTGACATCATCTATACCATAATCTTCTACTTCTAGAACACTTCTATTTGAAGTAACACCATTAAAGAATAATTCTTCACCAACTTGGAAATTACCAGAAACTTGATATAGAGTTACCTGTGTAGAATTATTTGCAGAAGTGTAGGCATATCCAGCTGCACCACTATTCTGACCAGTAACATATGTTGGACAGTTTACATAAGTCCCAGCGTTTAATTGTAAGTATGTGAATGTTTGAATATCATATAAAGAAGTTTCAAATACAGTTGAAGAATCTGCGTATCCAACATTCTTTAACTTCATATCATAAACTCTAGCAACACCAACTTGCTCTCCGTTTGATGTACCAACAGTAGAAGTTCTTTCGTTGAATAGTTTTACATAAGAACTTGTACTAATGCCTATTAGTGGAGAACCATATACGTTATTGACTTCAATCTGTCTACCAACACTAAAAGGCAAAGACTCATTGACAATCTTTGCAGTGGTTCTTGGTTTAGGAACATCAACAGTTGTTGTGTTAATTGATTCAATTTCAAATCCTTTAACATATGCCTTACCAGGCCCTATAGAAAGACACAATAAATCCTCACTAGGAACGTTACCCTGCTGAGTTAGTTGATTATCATAGTATGCACCATCATTTCCAATTCTATTATTGATACACTCTCTTGCTGAAATGGGGAATGGGTTTACATAGTAATGTCCCGATTCATCAAATGTTCTTCTTGCTAACTCATCACGGATAAGATTTAAACTACTCTCACCAGCTTTTACAAACCTCTGTAGAACACCATTTTCAACTCTCATCAATTCTACAAAGTTCTCATCATTTAGATCTGTTAGAGACTTTTTGATTAAGGTTGTAGATAGTTTAAATCTATCAGCACCAGGCGCTGCAAAGTTTGAGAATCCTCTTGCATTATCGTATAGATCGTTATCACTAGATGAAGCAGTTATAAGTTCCTCTTTTACAAGTAAACCAATTCTGTATGAAGGAGTATTACTATACTGATCTAGAATAACTGTAGAATCACCAACAGTAACAAAGAATCCTCTAATAAAGTAAATACCAGTAGCAATCTTTGCTGCGGCACCTGTTGCAGTGGCATTTGAAATAATTGTTGTTGCAAAACTAGCACCAGCTCTAATACTGGATAGAGAATAGTTCATATCCTCTTCTAGTAGTAAGTTCTCTCCGTCTGCAAAAGTCTTTCTTGAGAAATCAGTGTCACTAGAACTTACATACTTGATGTATAGAGTGTATGCTCCCTTGACTGATGTTCTATTATCAATATAAGTTTCTATCTTAGCAGTAACACCACTAGTCTCACCTTTAATTTTTTTATTTTTTAAGTTATCTAAGTAAAGAGATACAGGAATACCTAAGTGAGTATCATCAATTTGTACAGCAGTGTAGTCCGAATCATATGCGATTTGGCCAGGAATTACAACAGAACCTTCCTTAAAGAAATGCTTACCAAATTTTTCAATCTGGTTCTGTAGAATAGATTGAAGTGTGGTAAGTTCTCTAGACTGTACAGGTAAGCCTGGTTTGAATAGTACCCTCTGATAATTTTTTAGTTCTTCAAAATCATCAAAGTATGGAGATGAATTTAAGTTGGTATTCTGTGGCATTTGCTTTTAAAACTCCAGCACTATTTTGATGTCTTCCTTCTGACTAGCAGATCTTGGGATTGCAGTTCGATTATCAATATAAATTATTTCACCTGACTTAGTATTAAATTCTGCTGATGATATACCAGCACTAAAACTCATACCAAGTTGATAGACTTTATTATTTATCGAGGTACTGACACCGTTATAGTTGGTATCAGTAAATGGGATAATCTTAAATCCAGTTTCACTAGATGCAAGACCCATTGGTTGATAATACTTCAATACACCAGTTACTTTATCCCATGATGCAACGTATCCAATTGCAGTAGATCCAAGTCCAACAGTCTGTGAAATTTCTGAGTCAACAGCATAAGTTGTTGATGTTGTAATACCACCAAGTTTCAAAGCTTTCAATCCACTCACCATTGCAGTGTCTAGTAATTCTGTACTACTGCCAAATACGGTGGGGTTTTTTATTAATCCAACCCTAGCAAAATCATTAC